ACATCTCTTTGGTGGGTCAAGATGAGCCAGGCAATGCGGGTTATTTGTGATGACATGGGAAGACCTGCTTGCAAACTGCATGGTTTAAGGATGCTAGACCCTGCAATCTTTACCAAACTACCATTTTCATCAGCCGATAGCACCAATATCGGTAGGAATGTGGGCATTGATGTGCATTGGAAGCATGGCAATTATTTGCCGCCAACCAAAGAAGCAAGAGCGCAAATCATGCGTTCTAGGATCGAGGCATTTAATGCCCCTTCTAAATGGAATTTTTATCAACCAATGGAACAGGAAACACTTTTATGATTTTTGCTTTAATTATTTATGCCGTGGCAATGACCTTGGCAAACCTTTTGGTGGCAACCTTTGGCCCATCGATTAGCCCGATAAATGCCTTTTTCCTAATCGGACTTGATTTGACATTGAGAGATTGGCTTCATGTTCGCCTGAAAACTTGGCAAATGGGATGCTTGATTGTCGGTACTGGTGGGTTAACTTATCTGCTAAACCCTGCCGCAGGAATGATTGCAGTAGCTTCTGCCGTTGCGTTCTTGGTTGCCGCTTTAGTTGATTGGGCGGTATTTATGAGAACAACAGGCTCATGGATTAAAAGAGCAAATGTTTCAAATACTGCTGGCGCTGCGGTAGATTCGTTATTGTTCCCAACCATTGCATTTGGCGTTTTGATGCCTGAAATTGTGGCGCTTCAGTTTATTGCCAAGGTTTCTGGTGGTGCAGTTTGGTCTTATGTCTTAGAAAAGAAACTAAAGCATGAACTACTTTGAAGCAATGAAACTATTGGATAAGGTGCGTGAGGGCGTACCCTATCCGCTTCACCTGATAAACAAAGCACTGGAGCTAACTGGTGACTTGGAGTAGGAGAAACATCGAAGGCCCAAGTGACAGGGTAATTCTTGAGCAAGCAGAGGCAAGAGAGTTGTTCCGCACTTGGGAGACAAACAAGGACAGAGATTTTGTCCGTGGTCGGCTAGAGAGAGCAGAACGAATCTATGGCATTGGTGCTAGAGACAGAATCCGAGAATACATGAACAGAATGAGGGATGGAACACTTTTATGACTTTCCAAGTATTTTTTACGATCTATGGTGAACCAGTAGCCAAGGGCAGACCTAAGTTTGCCAGACGAGGTAACTTTGTTCATGCGTACACCCCTTTGAAGACAAAAACGTATGAGGATGAAGTTCACTACATGGCGGCTTGTGCAATGGGTGCATCTAAGCCATTGGAAGGGGCTGTAGAGGCGTATATCTACATCACCCATGCTATTCCAGTGTCATACAGTAAAAAGCGCAGATTAGCTTGTTTATCTGGAGAGGAAAAACACCTAAAGAAGCCCGATTGCGATAACACCGCCAAAGCCGTGATCGATGGAATTTCAGGGGTGGTAATGAATGATGACTCGCAGATAACAAGTTTGCACATTACCAAGGTTTACGGGGAAATTGGCAAGGTTGAAGTTTTGGTAAAAGAGGCGTTATGAGCAATCCATTTCAAATAACAGAGCCAACTTGCATCAGTTTTTCTGGTGGCAGGACTTCTGCTTATATGCTTTACCGAGTGCTACAGGCTCACCAGATGAGCCTACCAAATGAAGCAAAGGTCATATTTGCCAATACAGGCAAGGAAGAAGAAGCTACCCTAAAGTTTGTCAATGAATGTTCTAAGCGCTGGAATGTTCCAATTTCATGGCTGGAGTATGTAGAAGTTGATGGTGAACACTCTTTTAAACAAGTTGATTACCAAACCGCAAGCAGAAATGGTGAGCCTTTCGAGCAAATCATTAAGCATTTTGACAATGCATTGCCAAATGGCAGGGCTAGATACTGTTCTGCAAACCTAAAAACTAGGACTTTTCACAGGTATTTAAGGTCTATTGGGTGGAAAGAATGGGAATCATTTATTGGGATTCGAGCTGATGAGCCTAAACGAGTAGTCAAATTTAGGGCAAATCCTAATCCAGAGGGTGGGCATGAGACTGTATTTTTGCCATTGGCACAAGACAACATTTCATCCAAAGATGTAAGCGATTTCTGGAAAGCCCAAGATTTTGATTTAGGCCTGCCAAACATCAATGGCAAAACCATGCATGGAAATTGTGATTTGTGCATGTTGAAGCCCAAAGCCCAGATTCTTAGCCTGATTCAAGAAAAGCCAGAGAGAGCTTTATGGTGGATAAAACAAGAGGAAGAAGCATTCAAGAGATGCCCTGGCGATGGAAAATTCTTTGCCATTGATAGACCAACTTATGCACAAATGTACAAATATGCTGCAGAACAAACCGACATGTTTGACCAAAACGAGGAAGCAATTTCATGTTTTTGCGGAGATTAGGGTTTGTCCCTATTCCAAACCATCAAAAAATCTATAAATTAACAGTTTTAACAGGAGTGAATCATGGAAAACAAGTATGAATTTGACACCACAGCAGGTGCGGGTAGCGAAGTTGTAACGATTGTCTATCAGTATGAACACGATGGGGAAACCAGTTACAACGAAAATATCGAGGAAATTTGGTTTGAGGGACGCAATGTCATAGGGCTTTTCTCTGACGAGCAATTCAAAGAATTAGAGATGGAAGCAGCAATGCGGTTTCAGCACCACAAAGAAACCAAAGGCCAGACAGCGGATTACGAGCCATGAATGAGCCAACCAAAGCAATCCAATATTTAATCGATACCGCCCCTTTGTATGCAAAGGCAAAGGCAGATCGCATTTACTTAGAAGAATTCAGAAAATCCCGCAAGGCTCAGCTCATGAGCCAGGCAGGGACTGAAGTTCTTGGAAAGCAAGAAACCTTTGCTTATGCTCACCATGAGTACATTCAGATTTTGGAAGGTATCAGGGAAGCTGTGGAAACTGAGGAAAAGTATCGCTGGCTTATGACAGCAGCGCAAGCCCGAATTGAGTGTTGGCGAACCGAACAGTACTCTGCCCGCATGGAAATTAAAGCAACCCAATAATGCAATCAAAAAACAAACCTAAACCCACCGCAGGGGAAAGGCTGCACATTGGCAAAATTAAGCTCATGTCATGCATTATTTGCGATTCACCACCACCGAGCGAATGCCATGAAATAAACCAGGGGCAATGGTTTACGTCAATGCCACTATGCGCAGATTGCCATCGTGGAAGTTTGAACGGGATACATGGGCAGCGCAGATTGTGGAACGTCTACAAAATGGACGAATTATCCGCATTGAATGAAACGATCCGCAGGATATGCGAAGAGATGCCACTAAAAAGCATTAAAAGCCCGTTCTAGGCGTTTTTCCCACCTAATAGATAGCAGGGTAGCATCAAACCAAAAAAAGCCCGTAAAGGCTTAAATTTTAGACAACAAAAAACCCACCGAAGTGGGCTGAGGGTTTAGCGTTTACCGCTTAATATTCGCAGAATAAGAGCCAGGCAAGCATATATCATTCAAGCCCCTTAAATTTGCTTGAGCTTGATAACCCGAGCCATTTTTAGCCCATGCGCTGGATATGCAATCAATGGTACATCCTTACTCCAGCAAGCCCTGCAGCCGTTACAATTGCCCCCATGTAGGTAAGCTTCGCACAATTTAACCCCATCTCGAGTCTGAAAAGTTGAAACGTCTGGCCCAATCACCGATCCATGCAAACCCTCGATATATTCCCCTTGAATAGAATCGCTGGAAAATCGAACCTTTACATTCGGTAAAGCTTCCATTTGAGCAAAAACATGGGCAAATTTGGGGAATTTGTGCATTCTGGTGGGCAGCCAATGGTTCACCCAAGGGGTTTGAATCATTACTTCTAAGATTTTTTCCGCTAAACCAAGGGTGTAAACGTCTCCCGAATCAAACCAGCGGAAATACCGATCTTGATCTAATTCGGAAACCATATCGGAAACCCAGTCTAAACGCTGCCAGTCTTCCCGATTCGACAATCTAGGCGCTTTAACATTAGGATAATTGTAATTTCCCGTAGTGGCATAGCAGCCCTTGCAAGCGTCTACTAATTCACCAGGTGCAGCCCATGAGCCTGGGCATGTATCAAGGGCTTGCAAGCTCCATGAGCGGGCATTTAATTTTGAGGTTTGAGAGATTTTGATCATTATTGACACCTATTAAAAAAGATTATTTAAGATTCTATAAATAAACGCTCTTCAAATATATCAGGGTATTCGGTGCGAACGTATTCTGCAGCCTGCACCATCGCTTCATCGATATCAGAGCTTAAATCGAGCATGTAATCCCCTTGATCCAATAGGCGGATGGAACCATCGGTTAAAAGCTCAACAACAATAAACCCGTCACCATCGCAACAATAAGAGCCAATAGTGGGAATTTCATCGTAATTTGAGCCAGGGTAAAAATCCCATCGATCAAACTCTTTTGAGACAAAAAATTCTGAGGGTTTGCTGGCTGGCTGGGTTGAATCCAAAACATAGCAGCGCCCGTTTGTATGCTCTTCAACCCGTTCACCCGTTACGATGTTGGCATACATAAAGAGGGTATTTGTAAAATGATGGGGTTTTTGAACCCAAGTGATTGTTTTCATGGTGACACCTATAAAAAGAGATTATTTAACCAAAACGTCAAAGTAATGCAAAGCCCCAATGCAAAGCATCAGGCCAATTGCAATTGCCACTAGATAGTCTAAGAATTCGTTTTTCATGTTTACACCTATTTTAGAGTTGATAGAAGAGAGCAAAATCTTACCCTCTCATATATATAGCAGGGAAGAATCGTGCCAGTTGCTGTAAGTTGTTGATTTATAAGACCCCTCCAAAACCCTATCAGTATTTACCCGTAGAACTATTGTGTGCAATAATTAAATAAATCAATTTTTTGGAATAAGAAATGCCTGGCAGATATCCGCAGATTGACACAATCCAATTTCGCAGGAAATTAGACAACCCTAAGCGCAACATCTTATTGGCTGCGGGAAAGGGGAACATAACGAAGGGGTTTGAGAACATCCTGGCAATCTATCAGCACCTTCATTCGATCGGGTATAGGGTAGATAACCCCCTGGAGCAGATTGCATTGGTTACGATTGATTCTGCGGGTAAACAGACAGCCCCAACTTAGATGAACCAGTAAGGAAAACAGTAAGGGATTAGATAAGGGAAGGATAAACCTAGAAGTTGAAGTAACCCTGAAAAGGTGCATCGCTTCTATACGCTCTTCTAAACCTAAATAAGAATCATTCGCATTTAGACAAGGTAAGGGTAAACCCTGATCTGTATGTATGGCCAGTACTGTAAGGATAGACAGTAGTAGAAACCCTAGAGAGATGTAGGGGGGGGAGGGGGTAGGGTAGGGTGGTAGA